ATGAGTTTGCCCACGTTCCTCAAAATATAGCTGAATCTTTTTTCACTTCTGTTTATCCTACAATTTCTTCTGGTGAATCAACCAAGGTACTTATTGTTTCAACTCCACTTGGTATGAATATGTTTTATAAGATGTGGATAGAAGCAGAAGAAGGTAGAAATGATTATGTTCCAATCGAGGTTCATTGGTCAGATATGCCGGGAAGAGATTTGAAGTGGAAAGAGGAAACAATACGTAATACTTCTGAAGTACAGTTTACCCAAGAGTTTGAATGTGAGTTTGTTGGATCAACATATACACTAATTGCTCCATCAAAACTTAGATCAATGGTATTTAAGACTCCTTTACATATTAACAATAATTTATCTGTATATGAGGAACCAATTAAAAATCATACATATGCATTAGTAGCAGATACTTCACAAGGAAAAGGTGTAGATTATTCTGCTCTTGTAGTATTTGATGTTTCTGAAATGCCCTATACACAAGTAGCGGTGTTTAGAGATAATACTATTTCACCGTTGTTATATCCAAACGTAATTCATAATGTAGGTAATAAATATAATCAAGCGCATGTTTTAATTGAAGTTAATGATATTGGTTCTCAAGTAGCAGATACACTTCATTATGATTTAGAGTATGAAAATATAATGATTGTTACTATGAGAGGTAGAGCAGGACAACAAATAGGCGGTGGATTTGCAAAGAACATTCAATTGGGAATAAGAACAAGTAAACAAATTAAGAGAATAGGATGTGCCGCATTAAAAGATTTGATAGAACAAGACCAATTAATCATTCCAGATTTTGAAACGATTAAAGAACTTACAACTTTTGCTTTAACAAATAATACGTATCAAGCGGAAGAAGGCGCACATGATGATCTAGCAATGACATTGGTAATATTTTCATGGTTAGTTCAACAACGATATTTCAAGGAGTTAACAAATATGGATGTACGAAAAAAAATGTGGGAAGATCAAATGGAAACTTTAGAACAAGATATGTTGCCGTTTGGAATTATAGATGATGGTATGGCACAAGAAACTGTTGTAGATACTGAAGGTCAATCTTGGGATGTAGTAGATGATAATGCAAGACGATTATATACTTAGATAAATACCAGAGAAAACTTTAAGGAATAAAAAATGGCAGATTTAATAATTAAACCCGCGGCGGGAGCCGGTAATAAATTAGTTCTACAGAAGCAAGACGGTTCTACATGGATAGATACCGATTCCATTATCGGTGCTCCTGAAGGAACTGCTGTTTTATCAACAGGTGAAACTGGAGGAACAAAGTTTTTAAGAGAAGATGGAGATAATTCCTCAAGTTGGCAAACAGTTGGAGACCATACTCCAGAAGGAACAGCAATCCTATCAACAGGTGAAACTGGAGGAACTAAGTTTCTGAGGGAGGATGGAGATAACTCTTCAAGTTGGCAAACAGTTGATATGGGTGCATTAGGATCAGGATCAACAATTACCTTGAATGGTGGTATAGTTGAAAAAATAGGAACTGGTTCTATATCTGGAACAACCGCGTCTGCCGATTTAGCAACTGGTAACTTTTTTGTGTGGGATTTACAAAATGCATCAGGTACCGTTGGAACTTATTCATTTACTAATGTTCATGCTACGGCAAATTATTTATCCAATTTTATTGTAAAAGTCATCCAAGGTTCTACAGATAGAGATTTTAATTTCTTGGGATCGGGTCCAGATTGGTGGTGGGCAGGTCAAACTCCCCCTACCATGACTACAGGAAACGATGCGATAGATGTCTATTCGTTTACATCATGGGATAATGGAACCAGCTGGTATGGTGCTATTGTAGGACAAGATATGCAGAAAACTTAATAAAGGATATAACATTATGTTAGTAAGACATCACAGAGGTCTACATGTTGGTGTAGAAGCGCAATGGTATGGCGGTAGAGGATTATTTTTTGGTGGTGATGTAGGACAGGGATGGAACAGTAGCGTACAACAGGTATTCATAGATTACATAACTATACAAACAACAGGCAATGCAACTAATTTTGGTAATTTAACCCATTCTAGGGGCATGAAGGGAATGAGTGGAACTTCAGATGGTACTAGAGGATTGATGATGGGCGGTGGCCCACAGTCCTATGGTCAAGGTGATAAGACTATAGATTATGTAACTATAGCAACAACAGGCAATGCAACTAATTTTGGTAATATGACTGTTGCAAGAGACAAATATTGTTCTGGTGCCTGTTCGGATGGTACATTAGGTGTAATGGCTGGAGGACAGGATCGAACTGGAAGTAACGACTCAGGACAAGGTACTAATAATGTTGACCTGGAAGTTATTGATTATGTAACTATAGCAACAACGGGCAACGCAACAGATTTTGGTAATTTAACTGCTGGTCGAAGTTTTGGTGCCGCGGCAGCCAGTGATGGTATCTACGGTATTTTTGCTGGAGGATATGGTCAATTTAATAACTATTATACTGATATAATGGATTATATAACTATAGCAACAACAGGCAATGCAACTAATTTTGGTGATTTAACGAGTGAGAAGTGTCAAACTTCTGGAACTGGAGATGCAACTAGATATATATTTGCCGGTGGCAAGGGCAATTGGGGATCAACTATCTTTAAACAAATTGATTATGGAAATTTTGCTACACCGGCAAACGCATCCGATTTTGGTGATCTAACGACTACTGGTGGTCTTGAACCAGAGCTGGGTGACGGTGGTTCGTTTTCTCCTGGTGCCGTTACAGATTTAAGCAGAGCCTGTTTTGGAGGGTCACACGGCGAGACTTCAAATGGGTGGTATGATAGCAACCACATAGATTATATAACTATAGCAACAACAGGCAATGCAACTGACTTCGGAACCATGACTCACAGTACTTATGACCATGGTAAACACGGTGGTTGTGCAGGAGGTTAAAATTTGATTATATGAAAAAATATGAAAAAAAATGAATTAGTATTACAGGATGAACTTATTAGTTGGTGTGATAATTCAGCATTGGTAAAAAAAGTTATTGCAAGTTTGCCGGAACTGAATTTACAGACCAGAATGTTTGATAGAACTAATAGTCAAGCAACTATAACGATGATGACTTTGACAATGTTAAATGGTCAATCACCTTATAGGATGTTAAGACAAATTTTAGCTGAAGTAGAAAAACGAAAAACGGCATTATATGATGCACATTTAACTCATGCTAAATTAGAATTAAAAATTGCAAAATTAGAAGAAAAAGAAGACCGTACAAAAATCGATACTGCAAAACTTATATTATTAAAAAATAATATTGAAACCCTTCAAAATAAAGCAAATGGTAGTATGAAAGATATTGCTATTCTTGCCGATGCATATGATTCAATAAAAGAGAAAAATAATATTGATCAATGGGATGAAGAATCTTTTGAAAATGAAGAAAAAGCACACCATATTCGTAGAGGTTTTGAAATGTTATATCGAAATTTAATTGAATATAATCATGGCAAGGAAGCTACATTAGAATATTTACAGCAATTTGGTGTTCATATTCAACTTGCTTTAATTGAAGTTGGTAATTATATTAATGAAGTGGAAGATTTAATAAGACATGATACAAAGTTAACCTCATTACATTTAGAAGAATTTTTGGATGAAATGCGCGATAAATATGTAAACCATGCCGATGAAGTTAGTGAAAGATTATTTAATAAAAGATCGATGACTAATAAAGAATATATGACACGTTTTAAAAGACAACAAAAGGAGGATCGATAAATGGCATATTCTGATGATGAAAGATCATCCTTCAGACTTGTACCTATTCAAGCTAACATAAATAAGATAGAACTTGCAGAACCTACAGTAGCAGGATATCAAAAAATATTAGATTTAATAGAGGATCTAGAATATGATTGGGTTAATCGTACACAAACGATGACAGATAAACTCAATGTATTAAAAGAAACATATACAACAAAAAAGAATACCCTTTAATATATTATGATTGTTTATTTTTTGGCTGGCTTACCTAGGTCGGGCATAACTTTACTCGGCTCAATATTAAATCAAAATCCGAATATTTATGTAGGGCCTACATCACCGATACTTGAAATTTTAATAGGAATGGATCGTGTTCTTAAACAGAGTCTTACGTTTCAAGCATTTCCAAATGACCAATTTACTACAAATATGGCTTCTAGGCTTTTTAATGATTGGTATTCTGATAATGATAGTCAAATTATTATAGATAAAAATAGAGGTTGGACAGGTATGCTCCAGGCCGCAGAAATGATTACGGAAAATGTAAAAATTATTTGTCCTGTTCGTTCCGTTGCAGATATTCTTTCATCATGGATTATGTTAAATAGAAAATCAAAATCTTTAACGTTTGTTGATCATGCAGTAACGCAAAGAGGTTGGAGACTTACTGATGAAAATAGATGTATGTATTTTATGGATTTACAATCAGGATCAGTTAAACAATCATTAAATTCTTTAGCAAAAATATATGTCGAAAAACGAATGGATGTGGTGCATCTTGTAGAGTATGAGGACTTAATTAATAAAACTGAAGAGTCTATAAAGGCAATTTATAAATTTTTAGGAATTGCTGAATATAAACATCAATATACTAATATAAAAAATAAACATCGCGAAAATGATGAGATATATGGTATGAAGGATTTACATAAAGTTAGAAAAACCATATCAAAAAGTAATAATGATCCTGAAAGAGTTTTAGGTAAAAAAATTATAGAAAAATATAGCGGGCTAGAGTTCTGGAGAACTTGAAAAAGGATCTATATCCGCAAAATTAACTTCAGTAGGTGGGTTGTTTATTTCTGTTATTAAATCTTCAATTTTATTAGATAGATCAGGTCTTTCCTTTTTCAATCTGTTTAAAAAACTTAGAGAACCAGTAATCAATTGTTCGGGTCGGATAGATAATCTTTTTCCTATTTTTCTTTTATCGGATACTTCAAGATGTTTAGGATTTACACAGGATGGATTGAAGCAAGTTTGAGTTACTACTTCACTAGGTGTTAATTCACCTCGTACTCCAGAATTTGATGAGAAATTACCATACATCATAAACGCATATCTACTTGCTGGTATAGTTTTTCCCATTACAGAAAACATACCATGACCTGTTCTATTTTTAGAAGCAAGCCAAATATGACATTTTGTATTTGTTTCAGAACGGTCAACTTTTTTAAGAAATCGTTCTTGTATATTTTTATGATTTATTAATTTATCTTTTGTCATTGGACTTTCTGTATATTTATGATAACACTTAATATTTATCATTTTAGAGAACTGTAAAATAATAAATAACTGTAATATGGCAATTCACCATAACTAAGAACACACATATATCTAGGAGATAAAAGATGCCTTTTACAATTAGTCCGGGCGTTGTAACCAAAGAAATTGATTTAACTACTGTTGTACCTGAAGTCTCAATGACAGAAGGAGCAATTGCAGGGCCTTTTAAGTGGGGACCAGCATATGAACGAACAATAGTAACAAATGAGCAACAATTAGCAGGTATCTTTGGCAAACCCGATGCAGACACATACAAAAACTTTTTTACTGCCGCAAGCTATCTCGCATATTCTGCGAATCTTAAAGTAGTACGTACACCTAATACGAGTGACGCAAAAAATGCAACAATGGACTCAGCAAATACAGTTTATATTGCAAATGATGAAGATTATGAAAACACTTATGATCCTCAAATGGGTGGATCACAAAATAATGATTACGGTCCCTTTGTAGCAAAATATCCTGGAGACTTAGGAAATAGTTTAAAAGTTTCTATGTGTGGTGCCGCTAAAGCAAATACCAACGCAGATGGAACACTTAATGCCAATACGGATGTTGCATTGTCTGGAACTTCCGCTTGGACATCATCGGGAGGAGCTCTCGCAGGATCATCATCAGAATATCTAACAGAATTAAGTGTTGGAGATGTTATTGTTCTTGGTGGATATTCATTGGTAATTCTTACAATTACTTCTGCCACCGCAGCTACCGCAGGAAGTTTATGGGGTTCAGATATAGGTAGTGGTATAGCAGCACGTAAAATGAGATCAGGATTTGCAGAACCAGTTTCTCACATGATTGGTACTGTATCGGTTACTGCTAATGGTTCTACTATAGCAGGAGTATCTACTCAATTTGATACTCAAATGACTGTTGGTGATATTATAAAAGTTACTGGAAACGGAGAAGAACGAAAAGTTACCGCTATAGCTAGTGCCACTTCAATGACTGTTCAAAATCCATTTGTAGTTACTGCAGCAACAAGTACTTTCTCACGGGAATGGGAATATGCCGGTTCATTTGATGATACTCCTACTACTACTGCACATGTAGCAAAAGCTATGGGAGCATATGATGAACTTCATATAGTAATAGAAGATGAAGATGGAGATATTTCTGGTGCGAATAATACTATAATGGAAACATATTCTGGTGTTTCAGTTGCATCTGGCTCTAAAACCGAAGACGGACAAAGTAATTATTATAAAGATAGAATTAATAGAGGATCATCGTATGTTCGTTGGATGGATCATGCGTCTGCAGGAGATGTAGATGCGGCTTATGGAACTACTGCATGGGGCGGACCTTCAACGGGAACGTTTAATGCAAAAGGTGCCATTGTTACAGCAAGTTTGACTGGAGGAAGTTCAGGATCCGCTTCAACTCCTGGAAATATTCAAACTGGAATGGATCAATTCAAAAATACAGAAGAAGTGGACGTAACACTTTTAATGACAGGTGATGCTACTGCAGCTACACAAATTTATGCTATTAATAATATTGCAGAATATCGTAAAGATTGTTTAGCATTTATTTCACCTTTACAATCTAATGTTGTTAATAATGCCGGTTCAGAACTTGAAGATGTAAGAGCCCATCGTGACTCAATGCCTAGTTCTTCTTATGCAGTTATGGATTCTGGATGGAAGTATATGTACGATAAGTACAATGATGTATATCGATACATTCCTTTGAATGGCGATATTGCTGGATGTTGTGCATTTACAGATCAGAACCGTGATCCATTTTGGTCTCCTGCTGGCGCAGTGAGAGGAAATATTCGAAATGCAATCAAACTTCCTTTTAATCCAAATAAAACACAAAGAGATGGACTTTATAAAAAGGGTATTAATCCTGTAGTGGGAATGCCGGGTCAGGGAATTATTCTTTTCGGAGATAAAACTCTATTAGCAAAACCAAGTGCATTTGATAGAATCAATGTACGAAGGTTGTTTATCCTTTTGGAAAAATCAATTGCTAATATGGCAAAATCTTTCTTGTTTGAATTCAATGATTCATTTACTCGTTCAAGATTTGTATCTACTGTAGAACCTTTCTTGAGAAATGTTCAAGGAAGACAAGGGATTCAAGATTTTGCTGTAGTTTGTGACGATAGTAATAATACAGCGGAAGTTGTTGATCGTAACGAATTCCGTGGAGACATATATGTGAAACCATCACGTTCAATTAACTTCATTCAACTTCAATTCGTAGCAGTACGATCTGGTGTTGAATTTAGCGAAATTACAGGCGGATAATAGTAGTATAAATACTAGTATAACATAGAAGAATGGGAAAAGACGGTAGTGCCGAAGGGTGTACTTGTAAAAAAGACTTTCCCATTCTTTTTAACATAACTACCGGCGCGGAAGCGTAAAGGAGAACTTATGGGTGACTTTTCACCAAATGCATTTTTATCAAAGCTTCAAAACGGCGGAGCACTACAATCACTATTCAAGGTTACGTGTAATGTACCAGGAACTTCATCAGGTGGTGTAGCAGATTATCAATATATGGCAAAAGCCGCAACTTTTCCTGAATCTACCATTACTGCTACTCCAATTTCTTATATGGGAAGAGAAATACAGATTCCAGGTAATAGAGAATCTACACAATGGACAAACACCGTTTATAATGATGAAGATTTTCTTGTTAGAAATATGTTAACAGATTGGATGGAGAAATTGAATAGTGGTCAAGACAATACCAGGACCTCAGCAGCAAACTGGTTGTCACATGCTACATATACTGGATCATTGTCAGTAGCAGGATTCGGGAAAACTGGAACTGGCGTAGCACTACAGTCCTATGAATTTTACTATGCTTGGCCGTCTTCTGTTGGAGAAATTACTCTTGATTGGGAAACTAATGAAATTCAAGAATATGAAGTCACATGGGAATATGCATACTGGAAGAGAACTGCAGGAACAGTCGCGGCATCTGCAGGAACTGGTACTACAGCTACTGCTGCTCCCACGGATTTTGGTGGGACAGTATAGTATTTATTTTTTTAACTTATTAGGAACAATGTATGGCAATTGAATTATTTGGTTTTTCTATAGGAAGAGTTGACAAGGACGAAAAAAGAAAAAAGTCCTTTGCTCTTCCTGAACCAGAAGATGGTGCACTTGAGGCGGGACCCACAGGATCTGCATATGGAATGCATGTAGATTTTGAGGGTTTAGCTAAAAATGAAGCTGAAATGATACAGAAATATCGCGACATGGCGAATTTCCCTGAGTGTGATCAAGCAATAGATGATGTTATTAATGAAGCGATTGTTTGTAATAGAGAAGAGAGTCCTGTTAGTATAAGTCTTGAAAAATCAGACCTTTCAGACAATATTAAAGAAAGCATAAAAACGGAATTTACAGAACTGGTTCGTTTGCTTGATTTTCGAAAAATTGGATATGAATTACTCAAAAAGTGGTATGTTGATGGTAGAATGTATTTTCATATTATCATTGATGATAAAAACCCCAAGCGTGGTATATTAGAACTACGTCCGATAGATCCCCTAAAAATAAAAAAGGTTAGACAACCAAAAATTATTCAAACACCTCAAGGTGCACAACTTGATACTTCTGGATTTCAAGAATATTATCTATTTAATGAAATGGGAATTACTAGTGAAAAGGGTGGAATGACGATGCAAATATCTCCTGATTCCGTTTCCTATGTTCATTCTGGTATATTAGATGTAGATAGAAAAGTTGTATTGGGTCATTTACACAAAGCAATCAAACCTCTTAATCAATTACGAATGATCGAAGATGCGGTTGTCATCTATCGTATCTCACGTGCTCCTGAACGTAGAATTTTTTACATTGATGTTGGTAATCTACCTAAGATCAAAGCAGAACAGTATCTGCGTGATATCATGAACAAATATAAGAACAAATTGGTATATGATTCTCAGACTGGTGATATTAAAGATGACCGTAAGCACATGAGTATGCTAGAGGATTACTGGCTTCCACGTAGAGAAGGTGGTAGAGGTACAGAAATTTCAACGTTACCGGGAGGGGAGAATCTTGGTGAATTGGCTGATGTTGAGTACTTCAAAACAAAATTATACAAAGCACTTAATATTCCCCCTTCACGGTTAGAACAAGATTCCGGATTTGTATTGGGTAGAGCAGAAGAAATTTCTAGAGATGAGGTTAAATTTACTCGTTTTATTGAACGATTGCGATCAAGATTTGCTCTTTTGTTTGATGATCTTCTTGAAAAACAATTACTTCTGAAGGGTGTAATTGCATCAACAGATTGGCCTCTTATAAAAAATGAAATAGTATATGAATGGCAATCAGATTCTCATTTTAAAGAATTACAAGATTCTCAAATGATGAAAGAACGTTTGACTATTTTGGTTCAAGATATGGGATATAGAGATGAAGTTGTTGGTAAATTCTTTTCTCAAGAATATATTAATAAGAAAATTCTTAAATTGACTCAAGAAGAAATAGAAGAGATGAAAGAACAGATGGAGCAAGAAAAGTTAGAAGCCGCACCTCCACCTGAAGGAGGTGAAGACAGCCAATGGGAAGAACATAATCCGGCTGAAAGAAAACCAGATTTAAAAGTAATTAGTGGTTAAAGTTTATAAATAGTATAAATATAATTAGATATTTAATAATAGGAGAATATATGTCCGAAATGTCTGCAATTGAGAATATTGTGGCGTTATCCGTTAATAGTGATGCTGCACAAGTAAAGGCTGCAATTGGTGATGCCCTTCAACAAAAAATAATGGTAACATTAGAAAATAAGAAAAAAGAAATTGCTACCTCTTTTTTGCATAGAGATGGAGAAGCAGAACAGGAATCCGAGGAAGTAGAAAATGGCTGATTTAGTAACGAGTCAAAAATTAATTGATACAGAAACGAAAACTGTATATAAATTTACTAATGTTTCTGATGGTTCAGGTGAAACGAATGTTAAAAAGATAGACCTTTCCACACTTAATTGGGCATGGCATAATATAATATTGAATGTAGCTGGCGGAAATTCAGGATTCAAAATTGGAGAACAAATTGTTACAAATAGTGTTGAGCATTATATAGTTGTAGATTACAAACCATTGGGAACAGAAGTACAAGTAGTAGGCTGGGATACTACTAACAAAGTAGCAACTACTGCTTTACTTACTGGTAGTGTCGGAGATAATATTATTGGAAGCGTTACGGGAGCGAATTTAGCTATAGTAGCTACTGTTGCTTTACCGGCACCGACTCATTCAGTTATTATCAATAAAATACAATGGGTGTGTAATGGTATGTCAGTAAATGTAGAATGGGATGGATCTACTACAGAAACACTCATTGCCGGATTAAGTGGAAATGGATTATATAATGGTAATAATTTAGAATTTCCAGCAATCCCAATAGATGCGACAGGTAATGCAGGTGGTGAGTTAGGAAATATTCAGTTTACACTGCAGGGAGCAGCATCCGGAGATACTTATACAATTTGGATAGAATTGTCTAAAACAGAAGGATTTGATACTCCACTTTATGAAGAAAACAGTCGATTGGGTCATCCAGTTGATTACGTATTAGGAAATAGACCATAGAGGAGAATAATGAGACTTATTTGCGAAACATTAGAAGATGTTGAATTTATATGTGAATCAACAGCAACAGGAAAAAATTACTTCATTGAAGGTGTCTTCATGCAAGCTAATGTGAAGAATAGGAATGGTCGAGTATATCCAAAAGCAATTCTTGAAAAAGAAGTTTTACGATATGATCAAAATTATATCAAACAAAGTAGAGCATTCGGTGAATTAGGCCACCCAGAGGGACCAACAGTTAATTTGGAACGAGTTTCACACATGATTCAGAGTATTACTGAAGATGGTGACAATTTTGTTGGTAGAGCTAAAATTTTAGATACACCTTATGGCAAAATTGTAAAGAATTTAATAGATGAAGGAGCTCGATTGGGTGTTTCATCTAGAGGAATGGGCTCATTAAAGCCTGTAGGACGTAATGTTAGTCAAGTACAAGATGATTTTTATCTTGCAACTGCTGCTGATATTGTGGCCGACCCTTCTGCACCAGCGG